TGATTCACTACCATTTTCTTTTTCTTTTCAATATAAGCACTTAATTTACGAACAATTTGACCTAAGATATAATCAATATGTTTTCCACCTTTGAAAGTACAAATGCCATTGACAAAAGAGATTTGTTGAAATTCATGAGAAGGAGATATTGCTACTGCATATTCCCAACGTTCATTAAATTGTTCATAGACACGTTTCGTATCTTCTTTCGTACCAATATATAAATCAATATAAGGACTGAATGATTTTATCGGGATGACAGTTCCATTATAAGACACTTTTACTTTTTTAGTAGAATGATCTGTTACGGCAGCAATATCATAGACACGTTTTTTCATGAGGGAAATCATATCAGAAGATAATCCTTGTATTCCCAAACGTTTGAAATCCGGAATAAAAGATACTTTTGTATATGGTTTGGATAAACATTTGGTAATTTTAGGTGGTTCTAAAATAGATAAATTATCACGAAACTCTTGTACATATTTCAAACCACGAATGTGATCGACTGTTTCTATTTTTCCCCATTTAGACCAAATTAAAACGAGTTTAAATCCAAATCCATTCTTCCCACCTACAATTTTCTTTTCAGTAGTATCATAGTTTGTAGATGTACGTAAATGACCAAAAATCATTTCTGGAATCCATATTTTTTCTTCTGGATGTTCCGCTACATCTACACCATTTCCATCATTTGTGAATGAAATTTGTCCTGTTGTCTCATCAATTTCCACTTCAATATAAGTTACTATTTTTTTCGTTTCTGATTCTAATTGATTCATACGTAAAACATGATCACGACAATTTACAATCCCTTCATCCATTAATTTATACAAACCAGGAATATATTCAATTGGTTTTAGAACTATTTTATTTTCTTCTAATACCCACATATCAGAATCCACTTTTTCAACAGAACCAATATATGTATCTGGATTATCTAATACATGTTGCTTATCGGTTTTACGTTGATATTGTTTGGATAATTCAGCACTCATGATGATATGTGGTATAAAAATAAAAAGGTTTATATGAATTTTTTATGAAAAAGCTAGATATTTCAATTTTTTTTTATTTTCCCGTTTTTTTTATTTTCTTTTGTTTTTTCATTTTCCCGTTTTTTTTATTTTCCCGTTTTTTTTATTTTCCCGTTTTTTTCTTTTTTTCACGAAACGTGGTTTTATTAAAATATTTTTTTCGTTCTCTATTTCATTAGAAAGCGAAGAAACATGTCCAATGCTCTAAGGTTATCTCAATATGTTTCTCTAGGTAATTTTCAAACAGTTTATCAAGGACAACCATACAACATAACAATAAACAACATTCAATCTTCTAGTGCAAAACTTTCTTTTTCTTTTGTAGGTACTCCTATCTCTTATGAAATATTAATATACCAAAACAAAACTCTGATTCAAACATTTAATGTAAATTATAATACAGATATTACTATACCGTCTCTTGTTCCAAATACTACTTATTCTGTAAATGTGAAAAGTATTTACATAAGTGGAGACACTTTTTTGGGAGCGAAAAATAAAGTATTCACTTCTTTAAATGAATCTTTTGTGACAAATATTCAAATTCAAAGTGTTAAAAATAAGTATTTTGAGAATAAACCGTCAAATACGTCTTGTATATTTTCTTTTGTACCATCCATAGGCGTACCTAGTTTATATAATATAACTATCACTGGATCAAACTATACTACCTATTCTAATAGTATCTTAGAATCTCCTTTCACTGTAACAAATTTGTTATATGACTCGTCTTATCTTTTAGAAATCACCACCTTTTATCCATCCTCAAATAGTTACAAAACGCAACAAAGTTTTCATACAATAAATGAAAAACCATTAGAAAACATTACTATTTCTACTATTCGGGGTAATTCTGCAGTGATCGGTTTTGAAGAACTCTTGAATGTAACAGAACAACGATTGTATGTAAATGGTGTGTTAAATACAGGAATAAAAACAGATAGAACTATAACTATTTTGAATTTACGACCAAAAACACTTTATAACTTCTATATAGAAACTGTGTTTCTTACTAATAACATTTATCGTTCTATTGATCTTTCTTTTCAAACATTAAATGAGAGTAGTATTGAAAGTATTGATTTACAAGAAATAAAAAGAAATTCTATAAAGTTTCGTATTAATGATTCCTCTGGAAATCCCAGCTACGCTATTTCTTTTAATGGTAACACAAGCCCGATATTGGATCGTACACAGGTTTATACTGATTTATCAGAAAATACAAATTACTTTTTAACCGTTATTACTTCTTATTCTTATACTTTAAATTCGTATTTCTTTACCTATCCTTTTACTACTTTATATGAAGGAAATGTTACGAATATCTCGGTTATTCCATATGGCACCTTTTCGCATTTATCTTGGACACCTTATACAATATTAGATACCCCTCCAAGCACACCCCTTAATTATACTGTTGAGATCTTACAAAATTCTATCCTATTACAAAATATTTTTTATTCATTAACATCTTCTATCAAATTAGATGAAAATGTTTTATTACCAGATACATCTTATAACTATAGAATTAATTCCATTTATTCATCAGAAATTTATTCTACGACTTCAGAAACTGTTCGTAGTTTAAACGAGAGACCTTTTATAAATATTCTTGCAAATACAGTCACTGGAAATACAGTTGTATTAGAAATGAGTGCAAATAGTATCTTACCAAATGTAAAATACACTATAAATATAAAATACAATTCTGACCTTCCCCAATATCAATACGAATATGAATATACTTCCACCAATCCAAATCCATCGTCTCTTACTGTCTCCGATCTATTATTTAATACAGATTATACATGTATTGTTACCACCACTTATAGGGAAATCAATCAGTATCATTATTCATTCCCTTTTACTACTAAAAATGAATATGCTGTTCCTACAAGTGTGATAGAAAATAAAAATACAATTTTAGGTGACAGTATAATTATAAAGCCTTTTGAATTAAATCAAAATACATTCACTATTCGTTTAATAAAAGAAACTACAGAAGTTGATAGTAAAACGAGAAACGCTATATCGTTTACCGATTCAACTCCCATTGTTTTTAATGAATTAGATTCCAGTAGTAATTATCAATTGATTGTTATCAGTGGGTATACAGTCACAAATAATAATTATGTATCTACTTATTTATTTAAAACATTAAATGAAGGACCACCACGAAATGTAAATTTAAAAATATATAATACTTTTATTGATATTTCTTTTTCTATTGCAGTGGGCAATGTAAACACTTATTCTTATCTTCTTGTTTCTTTAGATACCACCCCAATCATACAAAAAACACAAGATATATCTCGTACCCAATTTAGTATTGATGTAAGTCAAAATAGAAATTATGCTTTTTCATTAATTAGTCATTACGATGACAAAAAAAAGTCATATAGAGTAACAAAAAAATTCAAAACACTAGATGAAAATACAGTTACCATTTCATCACAAAATATAGTTTATAATAACAATAGTCAAATTGTATTAGATGCGGTGATTAATGGAGATAATTATACTGGAAATCTTTTTATAAAGAACGGTTCTATTTCTATCATTAAATCAATCACACCGACTCTTTTTCCTTTTACAATTTCATCAAAAAATACGATTACTGGAAATATATTCATTCTTTATAACAATTCGTTTATAGATTCTGGAAATAACATTATCTATGTCTCTCGTTCTTATACTTCCGATTCTTTTTCTATTCTTCCTAATACAGATTTTTCAAGTATTTCGTATTTAACCAATGGGACAGTGTTATCTCCTCCTGATGGAAATTCTTTAAATGATCCTCGTGGTTTTATTAAATCTACACCATTCCGTTGGGAAAATTCCAGTTTTGTTTATGTGACAGGTAACGCAATAACAAAAGGAAATACGAATCTATTATTGTATAAATATTCACCAACAAATATAGATAACTATTTTGCGATTTTATATACTCCTTCTTTTTATTCTTATCCAAGTAATCTGAAACAAACGATCCAATATATTTTTGCTGAAAAAGCAAGTATTTCTTTTTATTATGCTTTGCAATCTACTACTGGTACCGTTTATAATAATAGATCAACCACTAGTTCACAAATAGAATTAAAAGTTGTCATTCAACAAAATAACACTCTTTTATATGAAACTAGTCCATTTATAACCACCGATACTAGTTGGAATTTTATATATTTAAAATTAAATAACTTTGAAACCAAAAAAAATGTAGAATTTAGTATCCAACGAACCAAATTTGAATTAAATAATTTATATATTACAGACATTTCTTTTGTCACCGATTTAAGTTTTACCACTGTTCCTTTTTTAAAATCCGTATCCTATTTTTCTCTTCCTTATTCTTCTTCGTTTTTATGGAGAACAAATGGTGTCCTTGCATCAAATATGATGGTGTCTGTTTGGGTATATCTTCATAACGTTTCTTTTTCCACAAATAAATATATTTTATGGTTTGGTTCCGATACATTTCCAAGTATTTACATAGATTCCAATTCAAAAATTTTTGATATTTCTATGGTTTCTAATGTACCTGTTTTTTTAACTTTTTGTTATTATAATCAAAAACTAACTATTTATAAAAATGGTATAGTCAACACGGGACCAAGTAAACAAATATGTGTTGAACCATTACAAAATACAATTGTTTTCTTTGGGAAACCTGACTCTGATGGTTATTTGTTTTCAAATTTAGAATTATATGATAATATATTTGATTCCTCAGGTATTTTACACTTATATACTTCTACGAAATTAAAATATTCTACTCTTTTGAATATGGTAGATATAAGTAATGATACAGTCTATGAAAAAGATACAATGGAATATAGTACCGAGATTATACTCTTACCTTTTCATGGATCTAATGATGGCATACAACGTTCTTTATACTACCAAACTATACCAAATACTGGAAACATTGTACCTTTAAGTGGAAATACTTTATCTTTTTGGTTAAAAACATCCAATGTGTCTTTTCAATCTATGCAAATATCTACTGTTGCTAGTGGGTTTCAAAATAGTGCATACTATTTAGGTGAGAATATCACTTCTATAAAACCAGCACTGAATACATGGACACATTATACCATTCAAACCAATGGGAATGTCTATATAAATGGTTATTTTTATAATAACTACAATCCTTTTTCTTATACTGGAAATCTAGAAATATATGGCAATCAATCTATTGGACATCTTAAAATGTTTGGCAACCTATTAACCGATACACAAGTTTTATCCAACTATTATGATTTATATTATTTACGTTTACAAGATGTTTCTAGAAATGTTTATTCTGTAAATGTGTCGTCTACTCTAGCGGCCGATCTATCACTTTCATATATTCTTAGTACTGGTAGTTCAACCATTGTAGGAAATACTACGAAGAATCAAACTGTAGATATTTCTATAAATCCTTTTATTTTAAATGATACGAGAAAAACAACCAATACAGGAGTTTTTACCTTGGTAGATTATGGAACTTCCCTTTCGTTAGATCTTTCTGGTCCTTTTTTAACTTACAATACAATTGGAAATACAATCAACGAAGGAAATAGTGTCTCTATAACATTGAATACTTCTTTAACTAATACTTATAGGTATGATATTTCTGGCCGATACGGAAATATACTCATAGATAATAACTATATACCACATGATATTAGTGGTACAATTTCATACAACGCAAATACAATTACCATTACAAGTGTGGCAAA